ATCTGTACCAAGATTTCTTGGCCGTTGTCCATCACTCCTGTATAGACGCTGTAATCAACGATCTGCGGTTCAGTCATTGCCTGTCCTTTTGTCGGTACTCCGACCCTAGAACATAGATCAAGCCTTAGGTGGGATTTCCCCAAACACCTTTAAGAATGCGGCTTTTACCCAGATCACCGAGTCAGCAGCTTGTGGAGAAATTTCAATGTGAAACCACCGACCGCCAGGTGCACCTGACACGGTTTTGCTTTCGTAATCTTTCCAAGCCTGTCGATCACAACGCCAAGCGCGACCAAACTCTTTAGGGAAATAATCAATCACCATCTGAATGCCAAGGTCGTTTGCGTTGGCAATCATTTTGTCAATAAACGGCAAAGCGTTTTTGCGTGATGCGTTGGGGTTCTTTTCGCTTGTGGTAAAGCCAGCGTCCCATGCTCTACCCGTGGCGTGCACGCTTAGCGTTCCTGGTTTTCCCTTGACGTCGCGCTGACCCCAACTTCCAAGATTGACAAAGGCGCCATTCGAATGGTGAATGACTTGTTTGATGAACTCGTTCATGCCGGCACGTGGTGCTGGTGATGCACCGTCGGCGTTGCCTATGTAGTCGCGTGCGTTTGGCACGCCAGCCTTAGCCTTTGCTACTGCCACGACCAAACTTCATGTCTTTAGGGTTGAAGTAACGCAACGCTGTTGGGCAGACCGCGCCGATCGCAGCTGCTAACAATGCGGATGGGTCGGTGTTGCCTGTTACCGCTAAGGCAACGACGGCAGCGAGCATTGAACGCCCGTAAGAGGCGAGTAGGGCTTTGTCACTTAATTTCATCTGTTGGCTCCTTCGGTTTAGATTTTAGCCCGTTTGAGGCAACAAGACCTGACAACGTGCCAGTCATGAACACGGTCAGCGTGGATAGCAGGTCTATGAACGCGGCGTCATTGGGTGCTTGTTTGTCTATCGGCTGGGTCACAAACATAAGCGCATACACAAACCCGATAACGGTTATTGCAAACACGCTGGCAAGAACTATGCCCACCACAACGATTAGTCGAGCGTGAAGTTCTTCTGGTTTAAGGCGTGGTCTCATAAATTAAATCCCTTGTGCACGTTCCAGATGGGTTGCAGATCGGTGGTTCACATTCTGGCTTTTCCCAATTTGACGGGTTTTGGCACGGGTAGCGATATGAACCGTCATAACCGCATCCCGCGCAACCCCACAAAACGACCGCTACAAGTGCGACGTAGCCGATGAGGTAACGCCATCGCATTACGAAAGTAGCGCGGTTACTTCTTCAGCTGTAAGCCCAAGTTTGGCTAACACGGCTGCTTTAGCGTCGGCTTTTGCTTGTGCGTCTGCTTCAAGCGCTTGTGCGTCTGCAAGCATGGCGTCACGGGTTTCTTCGTATTTTGCTTTTTCGTCTTTTGTCATTACGCGATCTACGCCGTCAATGTTAATGTTGTAAGCCATATCAAACTCCTGTCTTTGACAAGCCGTAAACGGTGTAAGTGCCGGTGAAGTTCCCAGAAGCAGCGTTCATTTCAAAACTGTCGTAAGCGGTTGCGGTGCTGTGGTTGCCGTAAACTAACTGCACAAAAGGCACGGTATACCCCGTGTCTGTGCCTTGAAAATTAGAAGCAAAAGTCGTTGCTTCAGCTAATGCTGGTCCAGTTACCAAACATTCAATTGATTGAAAAAATGTTCCAGTAGAACCTGCGCCGATTGAAAATGAAGTCTGTGCGGTTTGGCGTACGCCAGAAACCGTTGTCGAGTTTACGCTCAATATTTGCTGGTTGTAGTTTGTTGCTGCCGCGACACCACCAACGCGCATTCTGAGTCCTAACGCGCCACCCGTAGTACCAGTCAAACGCAAAACAATCTTGTAGTTGGTGTACGCGCTCGTAAAAATGTTGGCATTAGCAACAATTGCCGTGGCAGCCGTAAACGCGGTTTCGTTTTGCACAATCCGCCAACCGCCAACCGCGGCATACGAGTTGTTGAGTTGTGCTGCGGTCAGGACGTCTCCTGCAACGAATGTGGTGAGTGGCATAGTGCTCCTTATCCTAAAACATTTTCTTCGTCAATGGTGCCATACACCGCGTCGTCCAAAATTAGCTCAAAGACGATCGTGGTCGGTGCGGTGCTGTAAAGGACGCTGTGGCCTGTGCTGAAATCCAGCCGATGCTCGATGCCCTCAACAGACAGCTCTTGCGCCAACTGGGTCGTGCCAGTACCGCTAGGGAACGTCTTTTCTACGCTGATGGTGTCGCCGATGTCCACGGTTGCCAAAGTGTCTTTTTGGGCTGTGGTCAGCATTAGGAACTTGGTTGCCACGGATGTGTAGCGCGCTTCAGGTTCTGGGTTAAGCAGGTAGGACGCCGCGGTGTCAATTTCTCCCTGCACGTGCAGCAGGCTGTTTGTGATGCTTGATGTCTGAATAAAATATGTGGCAATAGAACCTGCATCGGTTGCGGTAGCGGTTTTGCCGTCTAACGCTGTAAGCACAGATCTGTTAATTACAGAGTCAGCTTCAAAACTAATGCCCACGCCATCAAATTTGTATCCCGTGCCATCATCATGGAAATCTGCTACTGGCGCGCTAAGCGTGTTGCCAATGCGATCTTGAAATGTAAACACGCCAGCCCTAGACATAAAGACGCGACCAAATTCGGCAGTCTCGTTGATTTGTGTGATGTATTGCAATACGTTGGTTCCTGCCGGCACGGTGTAGTCGCTGTCGTGGCCTAGGTTGACGGTGCCTGTGGCGATGCTTCGAGCGCCTGCTGGAAAATCCACTTCCGGCAGGTCAAGCACGGTCTCTATGCGTTCGCCTGATGTCTCTGGGGTGACGTTTAGTTCGTCTAGAAATGTTTGCGCGAGCAGATAGAACTGGTCAGCGCAATACACGGTCACGGTGTCTAAACCGCCCAGCGCAAAGTTGTAGTCATAGTTAACGACATAACCGCTAAACAATGATTCGGGCACATTGGTTGAGCTGTAACGGATGAGCTGTACGGCGCGCAATGGGGCAAGCCCAGGCTTGGATTGCGGTGTGTCGTAATACGGGCTGTTTTGATCAAACGGGTTAAAGATGCCGTCCACGTCTTGAATAGTAAATGTCATTGTGCCAGCGCTAAATTGATCGCCCACATCACGGCGACCGCGCCGCACGTTGATGCTGACAGTTGAGTCCATCACATCGGCAAACTCGGTCGTGCCGTCCAGCACATAAGTTGTGTTGTCTAATACGCCTTTAAGCGTGTCGTCAAGCACGAACGCGTCAACCTGAAAACCTGTAGCGATCTTTAGGTCATAGTTGCCAGAGTTGACTACGGCTGTGCCTGGCATTACGCCACCTGTAACTGCAACGGCCCAGCGCTACGCGAATAAGCACGCAAAGCGTTAACGACCGATTCACCGATCTCGGCGCTTGTGGCAAGTCCGCCTGTTACGTTGATAGTTATTCCGCCACCTGTTTGCATGCGATCTAATGGCACGACGGCTTCTGGGCCTGCCTCACCGATCAGCGCAAGGGTAGGGCTTGACACAATGCCACCTTCGGCCATGCGCGGCAAGTTCATGCGACCAGCGACCTGTGTTGCTGTGCCACCAAGTGACGGCAAATTGACATGCTGAATGGTCTTAATGTCTGGCGCAATTGGAATGGCGTTATAGGCGCGAATGATGCCGTTAACCATCATGATTGCACCGTTGACCACCGACTCGAATGCGCCAAGTATGCCGTTGATGATTGCGTTAACGCCTGTGCGAAACCACTCAAACTTGTTGTACGCAACGACTAGCGCGGCGACCAGTAGCGCCACGCCTGCAGCAATGAGACTAAATGGGTTCAACGCCATCGCAATGTTTGTTGCCACGATGGCAGCTGCAACTAAACCGATTGCGGCAGCAATAGCCAAAAATGCTTTCGGGTTGTCTTGAGCCCATGCAGCAAACTTGTTCAGCACAGGTAACACGGCCTCCAGCACAGGCAACAGCGCGGCACCAATTGACTCTTTGGTTTCGCCAATTGAATTTTTTAGAATTTTCATTTTCCCTGCAGCAGTTTCAGCGCTTTTAGCAGTAGCACCGCCAAACGTACCGCCAAGCACGTCCATAATTTCGTTCAGACTTGCGCCTTCTTTAATCATCGTTGCCATCTCTGGGCTTAATGATCGAAGCGCCTTAAAGTTGCCCTGATACGCCTTAGCGAGCGCGTCAGCAACGGTGCTTGAATCCATTTGTAGCGCGGTGCTGATGTCCATTACCAGGTTCATGTCTTTCATGGCAAGGTCAACGTCTTTTGTTCCGCGCACCAAAGCCTCAAGGCTCTTGCGGTATTCGGTGTCAGCAATACCAGACGCTCGACTCATTGCGCTGATCTGATCTTCAATTTGTGCGGTCTGTGCAGCGCCAGCGCCAGTCACATTCTGCAAAGTAAGAGCTAATGCCGCCTGTTCCTGCTGGTCTTCCATAGCAGCGCGCGTCGCATCGCCAAGGGCAACAGCCAAACCGCCGAGCGCCGCAGCTGCCGGCACCGCCGCTTTCTTAATAGCGAACTGGGCTTTTTCTGACGTGGTTTCCAGTTGTTTAAATTGGGCAATAGCCTTTTTGATCCCTTTGCCGTCAAACTCGGAGATGATAGGTAGTACTACAGCCATTACATCAACTCCTGCGAGGTCTTATCCATGACGCGCTTCACAAGGTCGGTCATGCGTTGATTGACGTCGTCCTTGTTGCGTTCCCATGCTTTCCACATTACTCGGGATGGTTGACCAAACTTGGCGTTCAGACGCGAGCCCATTATGCCGTCAGTCAAAAAGTCAAACAAGCCAGCGTCTGGGTTGAGCCATTTGACCACAAAGGTCGCAAGGTTCACATTCTGACCTGCGTATTCTTTAACCTTTTTAGTGTTAATCATTGCTTTAACCTGGTTGTTATTACTCCAAGGAAAAATCTCAAATTCTTTAGGAGCCCATTTACGCGACCAACCGCTCAAAGGTTCCTTTAGCGGAATTGCCTGATATGCGTCGTCAACAACGTTCTGCACAATCATTTTGTAATCACGGGTAATTTCTCGACGTAAAGATTTGTCAATTTTGTTTAGGGTTTTTAGAGCATCCTTGATTCCAGCCACTTGCACAGTTGCTTCAATGCCGCGACCTTGCTCTACAAAACCTCTTGCTGGCATGACTACCTTCTTTTTTTGTTTGCGTCGTTAAGCACTTTAATGACCGTTGCTATGTCTCGAGCGTCAAACACAATGTCGCTAGGCCACCAACCGACCGCGACCAAAATCTCTGCTAATTGGCGGCGGTAGGTGCCGCGTCCGTAGGGTTTGGGTCAGTCTCATCCAATACCGGAATGATCTCCAGCTCTGGGTTTTTGCTAATCCACTCGCGCCAGTTGTCGCCGACCTGCTCGCCTTTAAGTTTTAAGATCGTGTGCATCCAACAGCAATAATCGCTGTACAGCGGATTAGTTGATAGTTGCTGAATGTTGCGACGCTCAAGCCGTTCCCATTCTGTCACCACAAACAGGTTTGTGTAGTAGTACTCGGGCGCGCCGTCAGGCGTGCGCTTCAATTGCAATTTAATCTTCATGGTTCTCCTATGTCGGCTTGGAGCCGTTGTTTATACGGTTGTGTCAATTGTCAACGCGCCACCCATAAACGTGAGGTCATAAGTTGACAACTCGCCTAAGGATGCGTTGATAACTGGCAATGACTCAAGGTAACAACCAGTCAAAACAAACTTTGGGTTGGTTGCTGATTCGCTGCCTGATGCTGGTTGCAAGGTGATGTTGGTTTTGGTGCCAACGAGTGGTTGCAATGTTGCGTAGGTTTCGGTTGCTGCGAATGATGCGTACATCGTCAAAGTCACTTCGTTGTTGGCGAGGCCTGCGGTGTAACTGCGTGAGTTGGTGCCAAATGCGGTGTCTTCGAGCGCTTCAACCAGGTAGGTCAATGTCGCTGCGGTGCACATGTCGGTCAAATCAACGCTGTTGATCGTGAGGACTGGGTTTGAGAGGTATGTTGCGCTAGCCATGTGTGTTGCTCCTTAGTTCTGTTCTGATATTAGATTATTTATGTTGGCTTGTAGTGGATTACGAGGTCTGGGCTTGGATAGCGCATTCAAGGTCGTAGCACGGGTATAGCGCGCCACCTATTTCGAGGCTTGATGGACGACCACTCATAACGATTATTGATGAGCCAAGCACGCTTGCCACAATGCTCAAGATTGATCTAAGTACCGGCAGACCTGCAGGCCCAGAGCCAATAACTTTGATTGGGAACTCCATGCGAACAACGTTGCCGTTACCAGCAAATGTTGTAAAACTTGGGGCTTCTAAATAAACCGAATTAGGAATTAACTTTGTTGGGTCATTTGTTACGCGGAGTCCAGACACGGCCGTCAGCGTTGCGGTGACGTCGTCAATCGCTTCGTTGAACAGGTCGGTGTAAGCCATCAGGCAACCGCAGGACGTGGAATGCCAAGCAGCTGCTTGACGATCGGGGTCAGGCTTTGCTGTGGTGCCGAACCCATGCCGTCAAACGTGGCGTAGGTTGCCTCTATTGACCCTCTAGAGCGCCATAGAGCGGCGCAATACATAATCGTGCCCAAAGTGACATCACCGCTCGGTGAAGTCGTCAGGGAGTCAATATACGAGCTCTCCTGTCGTCTGCGAAACGCAAACTGGCACCCAGCCGACACCGATTGCGTGAGCAACGTGTAATCGTCCGACGGGTTCGCAATAGTGATGCCAAGGTACGACATAACCTGCGCGGCCGTCACCCAAGTGCAAACAGGGTCATAAGCAACGGTGCCAGACGCGGCGACACGCTCGACATCGTCAGCGGTCTTGGCGTAAAGCACCTGATCGGCAATTGGTATCTGATAGTCGTAAAGCAAATCGCCTTCGCTATCAATGCCAATAAACAAATACTGTGGCAATGCGCGCACGGTGTAAGTGCCGTTAAATGTTGCGTCAACTCCAGCAACCGTGATTGAACTGCCGACTGCAATCTCGCTGGGGGTCAGGAGTTGCAGTACGGCAAAGTTGTCAATCAGGTACTTGTTAGTAACTGTGTAAGTAGCCATGGCGGTTAAGCCGCCTTTCTACTAAGCCTGGGTGATCTTGCGAATCATGCCAGAGATCGCAGCAAACGTGCTGACATATCCATGGAACGACATTGTGCGACCAAGGGTTGCAGGTACTTCAACGCTCATCAAGCCACGAATTGATTCGTAGAACTCGAATGCGTCGCCTGAACCTTGACCAACACGGGTGATGATCATGGTCTTGGCTGCGAAGTTGCTGTCAACTACAAGCTGGAGTCCGAGTGGGTTACCGTTCCATGATGTCGCGTTTCCGCCACCGAGTGCGTTTTGACCGGTGAGGCCTGCGCCGATGAATGGAAATACTGGACGGCCAGTTGTGTCTGCGAGTTGTCCGAGTTGACCCCATACGTCTGGTGAAACAAACATGTGTGTTGGGGTGAAGTTACGGCCGTTCGAGATGTCAACTGCGCTGTCGTAAACGGACTTGAGCAGGTCGGCTACGGTGCCGTCCCATACGCCTGACGATGATGCTGCGGTGAGCAAATTGTCTGCTGCGAAGTTGTCTGACGCAATCATGTATTCGCCCATGAGGTCGTTCAAGATCAGCTGCATTGCAGAGGGGCTCGTAAAATCGATGTCCTGTACCGAGAGGGTAACCGCGCCACTTAGGGTAGTTTTTGCGACCGAATTGGACGCAATCACCATTGTCTGTGCAGTTACTGCCGATAATTCGGTTGACTGCGTGCCAACAGCGGTATGCGTGGTGATCGTTGGACGGATAAATGTTTTCTGCTGACCATTGTCAGGATAAGCGCGTGCGCCCAATGCTTCGACTACAGGACGGATGAAGTTCAAGTCCTGCACCAAAGGTGGCAACACGACGGTGTTCAACAAACCAGTTGTGTCGGTGGTAAGCACATCGCCTGCAGCTGCTTGCAATGCGGTGCGCTTTGACGCGCTGTATTCGGCTACTGCAGCGTTCATGTTTTTAAACGTGTCGCCACCGATGTGGTAAGCGGCCATGAATTCGCCGACCGACGGCATTACAAATTCTTTTTTGGCTTGTGCAAAAATTGGCGCGGTTGGGATTGTTGCCTCAACTGCTGGTGCGGTTACTTCTGACATGGGTTCTATCTCCTGTTCTGGGACTACTTCTTCATTTAACACTACTTGTTCTGGCTCTTGGTGGATACTCGCTGCGACGCTGGCGATGTTGGCCATGTCACCAAACGCGCCGATTGGAACGAGCGACAACTCTGTCCAATCCGCTGCTTCGATAATCATGGTTCCTGCTTCGTCGTATGAGAACTTGACGGGATTTACGCCAACCGATACTTGGTCAATTGTGCCGTCTTGAGCCATAACCAAAGCGTCGTTGCCAAGGCTCGTTGCGCTTATCTTGGCGCTGAACATCATTCCCTGTTCGGTGTCCACGCGCTCGGTAACAACGCCTACTGGCATGCTGGCGTCGTGGTACATAAACAGGCGCGGTGCTTTGCCTTCGACTGGCAATGAGCCTGGACGGAAGATCACAGAGGTACCGTCCGAAACTGTTGCCGGCACGTTGTAGGGAACGGCGGTTCCGCTGATGGTGCGTCGTGGTGCGTCGCCTTTGGCGGCGTCAAGTGTGAAATCTCCTGCGATTAGTTTGATCATCGGTTTGCTATCTCCTGTTGAGTGTTTTCTTCTACTACTACTTCTTCATCGTCCATGCGATCGGCCATAAAGTTTTCTTCTAGGTATTCGTCGGCATCAAACTCGACGTATGTTCCGCGCGGTAGCACGTTGTCCATTGACAATGCGCTAGCGATTGCGTCGGCATACAACTTCACACCAAACAAATAAAGATCGGCGCGCGCTTGCTGTGACGATTGGTATGAGTATGCGCCAGTAGCAACGCCAACCAAATACGGTGGCACGTTTGCCAGACGCGACATTTCCAACGCCTGATATTGCGACGCTTCAATCAAAAGCATCTTGTCGGGTGTGCTGTTTGTTTCTGTGTATGTCAAGTATTCGTTAAGCGCAGCAGTCTGGTTTGTTGCTCGAGCGGCGTTAAACGCGCTAGCCAAATCAGCAAGTTCTTGCGCGCTAAGTGGTTCGCCACCAGTCTGCTTGAGTACGCCGGCAGGGATGCTTGACGATGCGTTGCGGTTGCGCGCAGCTTCTAACTTAAGCGCGGTGTCAATTGCGTTTGGCGCTGAATAAACAAGACCTTGTTCTGGTGACAAGAATTGCACAAGGTTTGCAGGGTCAATTTCGCCACCTTGAAAATACACTTGCGACGATGGGGCAAACCAGACTGGTGGCGCCATGTCGGTCGTGGTGATTGATCCGGCAGGAAGACGGGTGTAGGTCGCAGGATAACCGTCAGCTGTGCGCGACGTGATGTACCAAAACGCGCGGCCATAAAACAGCAAGTCGTCAAGAGTCCACGACATCAAAAACTGATATGAAACAGTTGGGTCTGGTCGGCGTAACCATGAACGTGGCGCGATGTACACCTTTTCCATTTCTTCGCCATTCCAAACTTCGTTGTACATGCGCAATGGCATCGAGCCAATGACAGACTTAAACAGCGAGTTAGCGCGGTTGATTGTTGGGACGGATACCGCCAAATTGCGCTGTTCGCCTTCGCGGTAGGTGTAGTACTGGCCGATCATGTTGACGCCAACATTCGACGATGAGTAACCCGGCGAGAACCCGCCAGCAACCGCAGCTGCCACGCTTGGCGCTGGACTTATCGCTGCTTTTTTGGTTTTGTTAAAGATCGCCATGTTCCTACTTTGTCATACAAGTGGCAACCGCGCATGACTTATCCGATTCCGACAAAAGGCAAGGTGCGCGGTCGCCGCGTTTATCTTAGTTATTTACCGCGACAAGCATGGGCTTTCCGCTGTTGACTGGACGCGCACACATGCCAATTCCCCAGACCATTGTGCGCGCTAATTCGATTGGCCCAGGTGATCGCTTGCTTGATAGCACGATCGTGTTGTCGGTGCGAACAGCAACGGCGCGCTGGACGTGTTCGGCTAACAGTTTTTCTCCTGTGTGCAGTAGGCGTGCTTCGGCGATCATGTTTTTGGCAAGCGGTGTAAATCGTCCTAGTTCTGCGTAGCCAACGACGACTCGGCGGCGCTCGATGTTTGGTGGGCAGGTTGCGTCCACGGTCGGCGACAACGCAAATCTGATCGTGGGGTCTTTGGCTAGTTCTTGCACGTTGTCCCACAGCTCTGTGATTGACTCGGCGATAAACGCGACGGTGACGAGCACTCGACCGTCTGACAGGTTGACGCATCTGGTCGCGCTGTATCGGGAGTCATCTAGCGAAGACTCGATTGCCACGACGCCACCGTTAGGGATGTCCCCTGTGTACTCCAATGACGGCCAGCGCCCTGGCTCAATCCAACCGCGCACAACACTCACCCAAAGGTTTAGAGATGCGCGCAAAAACGACGCCCGATCAGGGTTAGTTGATTCTTGCCTAATTGTGTCCATGTCCAACGTGTGGCCAAGCGCAGGATTACCCCACGCCCATGACGCAGGATGCAACGGGTCAAGGCTCGGGTCAGGCGACCATTCCGCCATGTACATCGTGGACGGCTCGCCTTTGTCAATTGCTCGAATGCCCGCCTCACGCCAACGCTGAAACAGCACGGATTCTTCCGTTCCAGCAGTTGAGAAGAAACACGCCAGCGGATTTTTCCGTGCGCGCTGTGCTGGTAGCAAACCGCCTTCAACCGAGTCGGGGTTGACGTCAAACAATTCGTCAACGATCACTAGGTCAATGCTCATACCGTGACCTTGGTTTGGCTTTAATGCTTTGACCCACCACTTGCTGCCGTCTGGCATGGTGGCCTGATAACGACCGTACGATTTGACAATCTTGGCGCCGTAGTACTCCTCAAGTATTGGTGCCAGATCATCAAACAATAGGCAAGCCAAATCCAAACGGTGCGCGCCCGAAACAACGGTCTGCTTACCGCCTCGAATCTTTGGCATCTCCACAAGCCAAAACAGAATTAGCGCCTGGATGATTGTCGTTTTGCCGTTCTGACGCGCAACCGACACAAGGCTCGAACGATGCACAAACTTCTGATCGGCGTCAACCGCCAGCATCCCTTCAAGAGCATGTATTTGCCAAGGCATCAAATCAATCTGCAGCACCTTCTTAGCCATGTCCCCCACAAGTCCAGCTAGTGAACCGGCATGGTCAGGGATGATCGTTTCCAGTCTCGGCCGGTCATGGCCAGTTGGCGCTGGTTCAGGCTGATCTGGGCTGGTGGCGACAAAATGATGGATGGGGCTCGGGGGCAGTCGCTCCGCGTATAAAAAATCGTTGATTGCTTTTTCGCGATTTTGTTTTGCGTTTGCGAGTTTGCGATTGCGATACGTTGCGCCTCGAGCGCTGTTGCATGGTTTACACGCTGCAACGTATCCGTCTTCTATTGTTCCGCCTTTGTCTGATTCGACTAGGTGATCGAGTTCTGTTGCTGTGTTGCGTTTGCACCAATGGCACAATGGTTGATCGCGCAGTAGTTCGGCACGGGCTTGTTTGTAGATCGCTGTGTCGTGTTCGGTGAGTTTGCGTGTCATGCTCGCGCGCTTCGCTTGCGCTGACGCGGCGCTTGCGCGCCTTGTCCTCGGTTTTGGTGGGTTGTGTTTGTTGTCGGGTTCATGTCGGTGCTTTCTTTGTTTGTTAACTGTATGTCATTTGCAGGTCAACAGATGTGTGAATGCTCCACCCACCAGATTGCCCAACCTGGTTCCCTTTGCATTCACTAGCCGATTATGTTTACGGCTCGCCTCGACGCTCTGCCCGTTTCATTTCGTCTTGCATGATTCGGGACGCGCCGATCTACCCACGTTGCCGTGTGTCACCAACTGCCGTGCGAATGGCTTAGGTCGTGCTACTAGCCGATTGTTTACATTCTTGGATTGCTTAACGTGTACAAGATGTACTCCATGTCGCTGGGCTTCCACACAGCTGCATGACATCCTGCAAGTTCGCAAGCATTTAACCAGATCTTTTGCCCAGGCGTTGTCTTACCCTTCTCCGCCTTTAATTCAATGACTAGCGGCCGACCGCCTTGGAACGGGTGCACCATGAACAGATCAGGAAAACCCACATCACCCTGCACATGTGTTGCCCAACGCCCTCGACTGTTCTGTGCCGGCAGATCGTGATGCACAAGCCAGCCATAACGCTTAGCAATGCTGATCACAACATCCTTGAAGTCGGCTTCGCTGATCTTTGGGTCTAGTTTCATTACAGCGATGCCATGTATGTCTTGTCTGCAAGGTGCTTGATAGCCCAACGCACGTACTGTCTTGCTTCGTGTTGCTCTGGGTCAACCATTGAGTTGTAAACGCTTTGTAGGCGCTCAATGTTTGTGATTAGTTCTTCTAGTGTCATTTCAGCCTCTCAATAATTTTGCTTGCTTCGTGTGATTTCAACAGCTCAAGAACCGCGCTGTCATCGTCCAAGTTCAGTTGAATCATCTCCAACAGGGCAAGATCGTCCATGCCCTTGTCCTTGGCTAGTTTCTTGATGTAACCGATCTGTTTAGGCGTGGCAAATGCACCAGAGGGTATGTGCACTTTGTTTGTTGACTGTTCCTGCCCACCTAAACGCTGCACTTTTTGCATTTCTTCACGCGACGGCCTTGCGCCTTGCTTTGCCAAGCCCATGTTGCTCAAACAGCGTCCCAAACTAGACGTTTCACAGTTCTCGATAAAGCTGGTCATATTGACCCCGCGGTCTGTGTGTATTTCGTGCGCGTAACCTGTTGCGGTTGGGTTGGCGTCATCGCGATGTTTCCAGACCACCGAGCGAACTATGCAGGAATCGCCGTCATAATTCATCAGCGTGGTTTCTACGCGACCGTCTGGGTATTGCTCCCAGAATCGCGCTAAACGTGTTTCTACGGTTTCGTAGTTGCTTAGGTCAAAGCCCATCAGATGCCTGCCCAGACGCTTAGACGTTGTGCATGGTCATGCGCTCCACCGCGCTGTGCATATGCCAGTTCACCTGTGTTGCGAATAAGACCACGACGCGCAGCTGCATTGAGCCGTCCAGCAATGCCCTTAGTAACAGGGAACTGATCGCCCAGGTGCTTCCAAATGTCGTCAGATGTAAAGAACCCTTTTGTCCGCGCAACGTGCAAGATCGCAGCATCAACTTGGTTTTGTTCAGGTTTTGTCCAACGCGCATCAGCAGACGACTGTGACGCCAACATTCCTTGGATGAATGGCGCTTGTTTTCTTGCCGGTACTCGGCCGTCACATACGAAATGTGTCTTGCCTTGAATGTCTGGGTAGGCGATGGTTTCTTTGCAGATCGTGCAAGTTTTCATTGTCGGAATCTCCTTGTCGGTTAGGAATGTGCTTGTAGTGCTTTGATTGCTAAGTCGAGTGTAGTCACATCGTGGAGTGGCATCGGGTCTTCTAATGACAGCGAGTTTTTCATTGCGCGCAAACGGCGAATAATGCTTGCGTGTGGGTTTGTGCTTGTGTCTGCAATCTGGTTAATCAGATCAAATATTGCCATATCGTGTCTTGTTGTCATTGCTTGCTCCAATACCATTCGTCGGGTTTCTTCAGTAAGTTCGCCTTGATTCCATGCACAGCCTTCACTCATTTAGTTGCACTCCATGGCCCCCAGCCGTAACCGTGTTTGTCAACGCCGTAGTTGTAAATCGCTAACGCTGCGCGCAAATTAACATCAGCCTGTAACAAGTTTTCTGCGCTAGTGATAATGCCGGCATCAGTAAGCCATGGTGTCCAAAATCCGTTGATCTGCATTAGTCCGCGCGACCCACCGTTTGGGTCTTTGCTGTTTACCGCGTTTGGTATGCAACGTGATTCACGGAACATCACAGATTCGAGCACGGTGCGCTGATCGGCAGGCCAGCCAAGGTTTACGGCCAGCGCGCTGAATTGCTCACAAGCCGACGTGTACGGGTCAATGTAAATCGTTGAGCTGGTGGTCGTGGTCGGCTCAATTAAATATGGCTGGACGCTGATCGGTGCCAGCGCAATCGTGCCAGACGGGCTACCAGACGCGTCAGGAGCGCCTACAGCGACCGTAAAGCCGAAGACCGTACAAAGCACTAGCCCTATGATTTTTTCTGCAAAATAGTTCATCGTTTCTCCAAAGGTATGGGCTGACCCCACGTTGAGGTTGCCGTTCTGAATGCGATTTGTCCCAATAGGAACTTGCCCGACTCTGGGCTGGTAAAGATCTGTACCAAGATTTCTTGGCCGTTGTCCATCACTCCTGTATAGACGCTGTAATCAACGATCTGCGGTTCAGTCATTGCCTGTCCTTTTGTCGGTACTCCGACCCTAGAACATAGATCAAGCCTTA